GTGATGTCTCCTTTGTTTCTCCAAATAGGAATAATCTTATCCAAGATACCATCATTTTTATAGTTATGTTTGAATCTCCAAAATTTTGGTCCATCCGCTTCATTATCTCTATCAATAACTTTAACGATGTAAAATTTACGAGATTTATATTGTTTTGCCAATTCTTTGTCTGACTCTTTACCTGTAGACATCAACTCCTCATAAACTTCATTTAATGGAGAACGCTCATTATCATTCTTTCCCGGGTCATAGAATTTTTGCCATTGCCCACCTACTTGGATTTCATGATACCAAGCTTCTTTAAATGGTGAACTACCATCGTGTGTTGGAAGGATACGAACTCTTCGTTGTCCTGATTTTTCTTTTTCCCCAAGAATAAGAGCGAAATACTTTTTCATTCTTTCATCTTGAGACATTTTACTTTGGGCCCCGCCCCCTGCTTGTTGTGCTTTTTCGTACTGTGCCAATACGGCGTCTAATGAACTCATCATGTGTTTTAAATTTTAAATGTTATAATAATTAAGTTAATAATAACTGAAATTAGTCTCTTTGTCAAATAAAAAAAAACCACCCGAAGGTGGTTTTTCAATTTATAAATGTTTTATTTATTTATATTGTAACTTATCGGTAAGTGTTCCCCCTTGAAATGAATTTTTGATATCACTTACATTTATGTCTGTCACATCATCTGATGTTAAAACATAATCATTTTTTCCTGTTTTTTCCATCTCCTCTTGTTTGTCATCAAAAAATTGTGATAGTTTTTGATTGAATGGGTATGAGTCATAACTTCTTAATTCTAATTTTTCTTGAGGTGTTTTTTCTCTATATTTCTCAATTTTATTTTCAAGTGAATTAAGTTTATTCATAATGGTATCCATCTCACCCAATTTTTGTTCCAAACTATTTAATTGATTAAATAAATTTTCAAAATAATCATCTTGTTTGGTTGAGATATTTTTTTGAGCATCGACCAATTCGGTGATGTCCAATTCTTCCGAATCAGATTCTTCACCTTCTTCAGATTTTCCTTCATCATCAATTTTTTCAACATCAGGGTCAGTTTCAACATCAATTGGTTGTGGTGTTGTATCTGCTCCGGGTGCCGGTGGTGTTGCTTCTGCTCCGGGTGCCGGTGCTGTTTCATCTCCAGGTAATGGTGCCGTTAAATCATCAATCGCATCTTGTTCTGTGATATAGTTATTAATACTTTTATATCTTTGGATTTCTTCTAATATTTTTTTATCTAAACTCATTTTATTATCCGTTTAATAATTGTTTAATTCCTCTAGATGTTTCTACTCTAACCTTTCTATTGGCAGTTGTTTGATGTCCGGCTCTTTCAATCAGACCGTCTCTTTCTCTCACAGTATAACAATCTCCGGTATCTAAATCACAAACTTGTTTAGTTCCGTCTCCATTGTCTTCTTCAGAATATCTAACCGATTTTCCAAGATAGTTGTCTAATGTTGCTTTCAAATTCATAAAATTATTTTTATATATAAATATACCGAAAACTAAATAAATTAATTTGGTATTACTCTAAATGAAAATGTTTGTGAAACATCTCTAATAATATCATTCGGATTGTTAGTTACATTAAATTTAATATTTCTATCCACGGGTTCCGCAAGTAATGATATTTTGTTGTTTATTTTATAGTTATATACATCGTTATTATTAGGGAAATTCAAACTAACCTCGCCAATGATGTCTGTTGCAGTAATAAAGAAACTTTTCTTATTAGAACTAACATAAGTTTGGAATTCAGGTATAAAACTACCTTCTCCAACTTTTTCTTCAATTATAGTGTTATTTGGACCTGCAGTTGTTTTATACGCAATCCAAGACCATAAAGTATTAGCAGATAAAATATTCCAATCTCCCGAAGCTGGATTTATAGTAATGGTCATTTGCTCATCACCCCCAAATTGATTTGTTGTTCTATTTGCAATTAATACAACAGGTTGTGGTTGAGTGTTGACATTAGGTGGTAATCCCGGAGGTGTTATTGGTGTGGATGGCGATAATTGTTGGGGATTATATGTAAATCCACTTTGACTCGTAGCATTCCCATTAACTCCTCTAACTATTATTGGATTTTGTTGTTGGACTGGTGTATTACTAAATGGTACCACAACACTAATATTAAATGAATTATTAATTGTTATATTACTAGTTGTTGTAACATTATTAATTGTAACTCCCGTTATTTGGTCTAAATCTTTACCAACTATTGTTAATATAGTTCCACTAATACCTGTTAATGGTGAGAATGATGTTATTGTAGGTGGAGGACAAGTGACCGTTGGGGTAGTTGTGTTCAAATTATTTTGTGGATTGGTTTTTCCGCTATTAGCGTTTTTAATATTTGTTTGTTGGGCTTTATCATTTTTTTGAATTTCTTTCGCATTTTCCACAGGTAATCCAAATAAACCAGCAGAACTATACGCGGCATTAAATGTTTTTTCTAATTCAGAATATTGACTAAGATTTTGGTTAAAATAATCTGATGTGATTGTATTTTGAATCGGCCAATTACAAACATAATATTTTGTAAGACCAATACCTGTTGTTGGGTTAATTATTTGTTCCAAATTTGGTCTTAATCTCGCAACCATAAAATTTAAGAAATTAGTTATGTTGTCAAAATGAGCAATAGGTTGTGAAGTTTTCTCCGGTGTTAAATTAGAGATATTAAGACACGAATATTTATTTTTTGAAAAGTAACTAACACTTTGTCCGTAATCATTGGTGGTCAATGTAATATTTGCAAAATTGTTATTAAACCCTTTAAATTGACTGGATTCAAATGTCTTAACATAACATATCATATAAATCACAACTTGTAAATAAGGGTCATTTGTTTGTTTTTTAATTTCATCAACTAATCCTTGAGGACTTAAGAATGTTTGCGTTGGAGTTTGAGCATCACCAAATAGTTGGAAGTTCGTTGATAGATTATTACGACATGAGTTAATTGTTGCAACAGTATTATTACCACTTTGAGTAACAAATTTTGATTTATCAATGTCTGTAATTCCAATTCCTGTTTTAGCGTCTTTAGAATTTCTAATTACACTTTCAACTTTGGTTAATAAATTTTGGTTAACACTTTGAAGGTATTTGTCTATTGATGGTAAATTATATATCCCTTGTCTCGTACCTGTAAATGTTGTTTCAAAATTACCAGGTGTTATTGTATGATTAACTTCCGTAATGAAATATGGTCCGTAAAACATTGGTACATTTCTCAAATTGAAATACATTGTTGGTTGTAATAGTGCATTACCCAAACATTGTACGGCACATTGGTAACTTCTATTTTTATAATAGTTATATAACCCGTTATTCTGTGTTGTAACATTTCTACCTGATGCCTGATTAATCATATTAATCTCTGCTTGTATGGCTTCACTAGTTGCCTTTCCTGTATCCATTGAGATGTTTAACGAGTAAAAAACATTTTGACTTCTAATTCCAGCATCAACATTAAATCCAACACATTTATTGGAAATTGCCCAATCTTTCTTATTTGTAATATCTTCAATCAAAGGGTTTTCTGAATAACGCCTTAAATCAAACCCATCATTTCTAAACCTTGAATTACTACTGTTAGATAAATCCAAAATTTCGGAAGGTTTATCAGCGAAAAAACAAACCATTTTTGGGCCTGACTCTCGATAATCAACATCGAGGTATGTCCCCCACATTCTATCCCCAAATTCTAAACTTCCGTCAGATGAAGGTGTTTGAATTCCAGTCACATCCTGCACATTATAAAAATTAACATATGATGGTAATGGCATAACATTGAATTTGTTCTTAATCAGAAGTCCACTTAAAAACGCAAAAACACTCATCTGCATGTTTAACGCATTCTCATTTAAGACATCCCTTAAATCAAAAATATTCAAAATAATTGTGTCTCCGATATTTCTTGAAGCCCTATCCAAGAATAAGAAATCTTCAAATAATGTTTTACTCGTATAATCTGAACCCGCAATCCATTTATCATTCAAAGACTTAAATAATTCCCAATTTTCAATCTTACTTTGTTCACCATCAATAACACTTTTAATTATTCTTTCAGGTAACTCTTGTTGTGGTGGTAAATCTAGTCTTACTTTAGATAAAACTGAATTTAAAATATTACTCTGAAAATTAGAATTTTTTGTTAAGTATTCTTGAATTTT